TCTGTGATCCTTGTAGTCTGCTTCATACTCTCCGGAGCAGAAGTCGCACGGTGTCCGCTTCCTTGCCATGTCAGTTCCCCCATCCCAAAAGTATGCTGTTCCATGTCTGCCGACTGATCGGCACATCCGCGAAGTTATCGCCGTCTCTTCCGCAGACGATGATGTCGCCGAAGATCTGATCGCCGGGAATCTTGAAGTTGTACTTAGAATCGTCCAGCTTGCCGTCCTCGTTCATGATGATGATTACATCCGGATTCCTTAGGATCGTTAAGGTCTCGATGTATCCGCCGACATTGCGCTGAAGGTTCTCCAGTGTATTCGAGATCCAGCACACATGCCCGATCAGCTCATCCGGTCGCTTGATTATCACCTTAATTTTGTTCATCCTTTTTCTCCTGTTCTCTTCTGCCTGTATTGGTTCTTGCGTGGAAGCTTCTCTTCAGGTTCCGCGCCTTTGCGATCTCCTGCTCTATCGGTACGCCGTACGGCTCTGCCTGCTTGGTGGTGGCCTTCACGGTATCCAGCCAAACAAGGTAGTGCCGGAAGGCTCGTTCAACGACCTCGCATTCCTCTGGATCTAAAACAGTAATGCCCTCCTGATATCTCATCGTTGTAGCCCTCTCTCTTCAGCTCGCCTCTGCAGCTCTGCGTAGTCCCATTCCGTATGCGCCTGCACAGGAGCCTCGCTTGTCTGCAGTTTCTTTTCGTCCAGCGGATAAACCGATTGCCAGTTGTGCTCTATGGATTGATTAAGGATCTCTATCTGTCCGTCCTCGCTATCAGACAGGTTCTGGAGCTTGTTCAGCATCAATCCTATCGCCCTATCGGTCATAGGCTTTTTCATGGCCTTCCGCATCTTGATGAAATCGCGAATAGCATCCTGTAGGTCAGGATTGTCGGTATACTCTTCGACCGGATCGCCCGCCCTGGTGTTTCCTAACCTATCCTTACCTAACCTATCCTTACCTAACCTATCCTGCGTCGACGGACTCGTAACGACTTCGTCACGAACCTGTAACGGATTCGTTACGGCATCATCGTAATTGAGCGTATAGGCGTTGTTTTCGTCCAGGGCAAGGAGTTCTTTCTGCTCCTTGTACTTGGTTTCGTGGTACATGTCCTTCCGGATGTAATTGTGTATTCTCCAGTGCTTGATGACCACGATGCCGTTGTCGAATGGGATGATGAATTTTTTCATGATCAGCATCGCCATGTCGTCCTGTGATGCTCCGATCATCCGCATGATCTTCTTCGGTGAATTTACGAAGCCGTCATCGTCGGCCCTCATCGACAGGTCGTAGTATAACAACCTGGCCGTAACCGGCATGTCGATGAAGGCATCCGAATCGATGATGGTTTTCGCAAACATTCTTCTCTCTGCCATCGTCACACCTCAAGATTCATAAACAAGTCATCAATAGTGATCTGGTTCCTTTCTTCATCCAGTGCCTGCATGTTCAGCACTGCCTGATTATAGTATTCCGTTTTCAGCTCGATGCCGATTGCTTTTCTGCCCATCTTCACTGACTGATACACCTCCGATCCGATGCCCATAAATGGTGTAAATACAACATCTCCCTCGTTTGAATACATTTTCAGGCATCTCTCGATAACATCTAACTGCAGTGGGCAGATGTGCCTCTCTGATTCTTCATCAGCAAACATCCGATTCAGTGTGTTGCTCTGATTGATATCCCACCAGACAGGACTATTTAATTCATCCCATACTGGAGATGCATAATCCTGCCACAATGATACAGGAAAGCTCTCATTTGTATGAGTGACTCTGCTCGGATTTTCTCCTGGTTTCCGCATAAACACAACATAGTCTGGAATGCCCATTCTGCTCATGCAGGAGTCTTTTTTTATTTGCTTATGGAGCAGGCCGAGTGCCTTTGTCCTTTGCATTGCAGTCACAGGATTCTTCCAGATGCAGGTTTCTGCATGATAAATAAATCCATTGTCTTGGAATAATCTGATCAAGTCTCCTCTGAAATCCTTTATTCCGATGTATCCGTCTTTTTCTTTAGATGTAGGCAGATTCATGCAGTGGACTGCCATGATCCTGCCAGGCATCAGGATCCGATAAAGCTCCTTTACAATAAACGAAAAGTGAATATAAAACTCCTCATCCGTTTTACTGTTGCCGAGATCTCTGTCGCTGTTGGAGTATGTATAGAGGCTTGAGAATGGAGGAGAATAAACAGAGAATCCGATCGAATTGCTCGGAATGTCTCTGATGACCTCTGTGGTGTCTCCGTTGATTAGCGTGTATCTGTCTGTTGTGTACTGATCGATTATATTCATGTCGCACTCCTTATAAAATTTGGAATAATCATCTGTTTCTTTGGTTTATATGTCGTTGTGATCCTTGTTGTCTTCTTGATCTCCGACAATGTAACATCTCTCATCAATGCAGTCATTCGTTTCTGCATCTCATCCATCTGCTTCTGTTTCCGCTTGATGTTGTCCAGTATTCGGATCTCTTTTTCAGAGATGATGATGTATACGTTTACAGGTTGAGTCTGTCCGAATCTCCAACATCTTCTTACAGCCTGATAGAATCTCTCATAAGAATCAGACAGACCGCAGAATATCTCATTGTGGCATCCTTGGAAATTAGATCCGAATCCAAATATCGATGGCTTTGAAACTAAGCATCTTATTTTGCCATCGGCAAAGTCTATGGATGCCTGAGCCTTTTTCTCAGGATCATCACTGCCCTTTATTTCTGTGCATCCGTCTATTTTTCTTCTTAGAACATCAGACTCATCGTTATAATCAACCCAAATCAACCACTGGCTGTCGTCCGAATTGATCAAAGATACAGCAGTATCAGTTCTGTCTCCCATTGACTCTTTTCGAGCATCTCTCCTCTCCTGCAGAGTCTCTGCGACCTTTACAAACAGCTCATTCTCCTCGATCTTGGACTCCGTGATCACTGTGTGCATATTCAGCTCTGGGAGATCATATCCATCTGTCTGATATCCCAAATCAGCAGGAGAATTGAAATATATAGCCCACGTTGCAAACCACTCCCAGAATTTATTGACTCCTGCCTTTTTCAGTCTCCAGTCTGATGTCTTCCCTCCGTCATGCACAAAATATGTCGCAAGCATCTCTGTTCTTGACATTATCCCAAGAAACTCGCATGATGTGCCGATCTCAGTGAAATCATTCGGAGCTATCGTTGCAGTGCATAGCAATTTGTATGGAGTTCTCATAAATCTCTGAGTGAAGTCTCCTGTCGTTTTTGATGTAAAGCTCTTCAAGATACTGCTTTCATCAAGCACAACACCCACGAAATGATCTGTATCGAAATGCTCTATCATTTCATAATTTGTGATGTTGACTCCTGCCATCACATCACTCTGCGATCTGCAGATATGAACATCGCAAACGTTGAATTTGACAGCCTCTCTCGCAGTTTGATTTACAACAGAAAGAGGAGATATGATAAGAACATCCTGCCCTGTCTTCCTGTGAACGCACCATGCCCACATCAGGAGCATGAAGCTCTTACCTGTACCGCATCCTGTCAGAATTGCAGACTTGCCTTTCTTCAATGCCCATCTCACGACGTCTCGCTGAAATGGAAACAACATATCTGACAGCCAGTCTTCAGGAACATCAAATCCTGCTTGAATTGTCCTGAGTTCCTTAGTCTTCAGAAACTCATCATATGTCATGTTTCCCATCGTCAGCTCCTCCCTGTAAAGAATCATTCCTGGCTTCATACTGCCTCCAGCCAGTAGCGGTTGAATTTGACCGGCTTGCCGTAGCGGTTCTTCTTGTCGATCTTCTTGCTGGCGATGATGAAGCCGTCTTTTCTTAACTCCGAGATCCGGGTTGTCAGCTTCGTGATGCCCAGATCGGTGAAGGCCTCGATGGTGGTAATGGAGCCAAAGTCCTCCATGTATTTGATGATCAGTTCTTTCTGTGTCATAGGTTATTCCACTCCCTTGCTACTCGTTCCAATTCCATGTCTATTCTCTCTTGCTCTATGAACTTCGGTCTGCCCTGTTTAACCTCCAGAGCGTGGATGACGGAGGTGTCGCAGTTGGTGCACTCGCACACCGCGAAAACCTGGTACA